TTTATTATTATATATTAACTAATTATGTTCCTACAGTCCCAAGATTAACGAAGTAGTTATACAAATAATCTGACTATACACTACAATTAGATTATATTTAAATAGGAGGGACGGTTATTTCAAGAAAAGGTGATTTATCACCAATTCTGTAACATATAAAAGAGAAGAAATGCTAATACCATCCATAATCAATAACCCTAGATTTGCACGGTACATCAACTAGACTATGCTTATATACGGTTTCTTACCCTTATGTCTTCATATGCAGCACAGTTTTATATTTACCTTCGCTAATGTTTTCATATTAATTACTTATGGAATATTATCCCTCTTTAAATGGTAAATCATATAGGCCTACAAATGGATAGAAATGTCCGCCAGCGACAAAAATATTACACTCGATACTAGGTTTCCATCCATTCAAATAATAATGAACATCTAAGCAAAGTATACTAACCTTGCACAACTTATTACGCTATAAGTCCTTGATTAGTTCAAAGTCACAGGTTTATTCATACTCCTGAATTGTTCCTTAAAACGGTTCTCTAAATTCTGGCATCAAATGCTTAATGGAGTCATGACAATGTCGCGGTTGACGATAACTATCTAAATTTTATTCATAATATGCACGATCATATTATTCGACATTAGGTCTTACGGGAATGAAAATGACACGTTTTTTAAACCAATCTTTAGCTCTTTCAACAATATCATCATCGACTACATATTCATCATCATCGTTTTTGGTATACACATCATACACTTACTTGAAAAAGTCGAATAAGAGCGTTTTCAATTATTAAAATTTGCTGCCCAAATCTATAATATAATGTATAGTTTCATCATTAACGTCTATGGGTGTCTTAAAAATGATACTAAGACACATATTTAATGCCTCAATAATCATGAGGTTTATTGAATATCTCATACATGGGTGTCCACTGCTTTAATTACAACTTTTCTCTAATGTTTCTCTTGACACATCAAATCCATATTTATTTAATATTAACAAAAAATCTTTGTTTAAAGGACCACGAGGCATTGCAACAATTTTTGTGTGCCCTTTACTACCAACTGTCCGTAATGATGGGTTCCCCTTGGTTGACTTGATCGGTAAGGTATTCATTTAGGTACTATAGATTGATGCTATTAATTGCTGTCCTAAATGAAGTACAGCTGTCTCAAATATACCCGTTATATTAAATTCTATACGGATTGTATTCATTATTCTTTTGAAAAATGATTTTATATCTACAACACACACTTTTTGCCGCTATTAAACATCATATTTGATTCTATTTATGTCTTCAGACCATACACGAAATTTGATACGGGATTTCTCCTATATTTACTCAAAATTATCACTAATCCATTAATTATCATAATCTGAAACATATTTCTTAAAATTCTAGATTATCCTTGATCCTCTATTCTCTATGATATTTATTTCTTTTTCATTTTCTTGTGTTTGTAGTATTTATGGTCGGGCCATTGTCAAAGAACTTGATTCTTATATATCACATTCATTTTTTGAAAATATTGACTTTGGTACATTTTAATTCTGTTTCTAATACCCTTTATTTTATACTGGTAAAGATGCTAGGTTATCAAAAAATAACTCCGTACTTGGCACTTAAGATATATCAGAGTCCGATACATGTTAAGATGATTCCATTGATGAAACAGATGGCACACTATTTCTTCTTTATACTACATTAATAGATCCAACGCTATTATTAATACTTTATAGATTAATAAATGATACACACTCTACCTTACACTCTTCAGTGGGTGTTATATTTTCTAAAATTCCTAAATCAATAATTTCAGTGGCTACTTATTTATTGACAGAATCAAATTTTGGTTCTGATTATACATCCTATATAGTTAATTACTATATAGCGATTTATTAATCAACAATATTTTAACTTTATTATATTGTTGTGATAAAGGGGTCATCTTGTTATATCTAACATAATTAATTTTCTTAAATTTACACCCCGAAATTGTATTCCACCTTTGGTTATTATACTACCTATATATCCTATTCTTATTTGTTTACAAAAGTCTATATGTTTGATGGAAAAATAAACGAATCTTCGATGTTGTTTTTGAAGTCGTTTATATTTAATGGTTACACGATGGGATTTATTTATTATTATTTTTTGAGCTTGATTACAGGCCTCATTATATCCTAGAAATCTTAACCATCTTACATTATTTGTGGACCGATATCCGCTTCTGGCTTGTCCTATATAATAGGTTTATCTTAAACTATATTTGGTATGATACTTTATTGGTTATTAACATTTAAGAGTCCATTTTCTATTTTAGTTATCCACGGATTAAATACTATGTCATAAATTTCATTTTTTAGAAAAACCTCAGGTAATATTTTGTCCATTTATATCTCAGGTTTCTTATATGATTATTATTGAATCTCGGTTCCGTATTTAATTATTCTATCTTATATCTTATTCTTATAAGTACTATAAATATGCAGGGATGGTTCCTTAAAATCATTCATAATCATTTTCTTTAATTTATAACTCATTTATCCATTACTCTAGTAAGCGGTAACTTCTTTTACGATTTATTAATAGAACTACATCAGCAGTCTATTCTTCATTCTTTAATACTAAATCCTGATGCACTCTATGTCCAATAGAAGTTTTTGTTTTGGTGTCATAATGGTTTCTAATTTTATTATCTTCTACTGGTCATCAGTGGATAAATGATATCTTTGTTTATTTCGCTCAATTAATTCCAAATCATATTTAATCATATTATATTTATAATGGTTTATTTCATCCTTGCATTTCCAGTAACGCATAGATATAAACGTTTTTATTTTCAAATCAAATTGTTATGTTTTGGATATTACAGTATCAAAAATATTCATTAAGAAACCATCGGATATTCTTTTGGAAAATTGCCACTCTTTCCACTCATTATTATAGTAATCATATTTAAAGTCCATTGCATATCCTATGATAAAACGATGCAAATAGAATATTTTTGGTGGGTTTATAATTTTTCCTTTATCTAAAATATCATATTCTATATCTCTTCCACACATATTACTAGGTATAATACATTCCTCTATACCATTATGGTAAGTATATGTAACATCAATACTATGTCTCCTACGAATTCCAGCTTTTACTTAAGCATTATATCTAGATGTTCTATATTAAAGCAACTCTTCCTTACATATTTTATGCCATATTTATCGCTCACCTTCTACATATACAACATAATCCTTCATTTTCTTATTCAATTAATTATTGAATCTTTAAGTGGCACTTTTCAAACAAATTTAGTCAACATATAAGTCTTCCTCTATTTGTATTTGATCATGTATCGTAAAATTTTTACTTGAGACATCAAATTTATTTTTATCCAACCAATACTTGCATGATCTATCTTTTTTAATTTAAACCTTCAATATACATTCATCATCTGATTCAGATAAACTTTCATTTAGCACTTCTTTAATGGTTTATTTGTTTATAAATGAGTAATCCTCATCATCTTACATTCCGATCAGACTAATATCCTTGTCATATTGTAATTCTATGTCTTAGTCATAATTAAAGTCATCGGGTAAATTTATCATTCCTTCGTTTATTAAATTTCTAAATTTATTTGTGGGATTATATTTCCATTGGTCAACGTTTAGACCCACAGGATTATATTTTAATGGCTCATATCTTTTATACTTTTGATCTCTAGTACATAGAATTTTTGATAAACTATGTAAGTCAACTTATGTATCGGTCCTGACAGTCTTGTTATATTACACAAATGGTTGCTCTGTGTAGGTTATATCAGTTATTGCCCTACAAACTTCATCCTTGTCTACAAATACATAGTCACAATTAGTTATTTGTTTAACTAACTCACGATACTTTTTATTATAAGTGAAGTGAAATCCTGCATAATCATGAACTAAATCAGTATCAATTTCCTTATGGATTACTTAAAATAATCCAGGTATTATACAATAAAGTATTCTGGATATGAGATTAACTTCCTCATAATCCCAATAATATTATAGCTCAAATTCTTATCCATTAATTGAAACGATTGGGATATCATTCTCTTTCGACACGTCCACATAATATTTAACTTTATCCCCATCAATGAATTTAAAATATTTCTAAAATTCCTCTATCTCTTAGCGCATTATAGTCATACTCCTAACGGTTTTAAATTTCTTTATTCCTCTAAAATTATAACAAAACTATCCTGACATATATCCATAACATTCGTGCAAATGTTTTGAGTAACAAAACGGGAGCTGGTCAGATAATTAAATTGTTCCTATGTCTATAAATGGAATCACGTCATCATATAATAAATCTTCTTGATTTAACAATGCTTCTAAACCTATTAAGCTAAATGTTGGTGTAAAATCTGTGAAAAGGTTAGATGGACCTATTTAATAATAACATTTATTTAAATCATATATACTCCTTTTCTTATAATGTTCATCAAAATTTTTTATCATAAAATCAGCTGTCCAAGTTCCATACCTCCATACCCCTTAATTATAAGACATAACCAACTTGAAGTCAGAATTTGGAGTTTTATTTAAATTTAAGACACACCTAGGTTCACGTATTCTGTATACATTAATAATTATAGATAATCTAGTATGTTCATCAATAAAAGAGACAAGTTTCTCTGGGATTAGAATTTATTAACCTCCAATTTATTATGTATATGACTTATCATATTACATATAATATAATAATTGATCTCCCCAAGGTTGGCTCTCAAAGAAGTATTTAAACATATGGACGATAAATAGGTCCAACATTTCTTCCTTATAAATCATCTTTTCAACTTTCTCGCCTAATTAGGCATCACGATATATAGTTTGCGATGATGCACATAATGAAACTTTATGTCCATAACAAGATTCATTAACCTTCTTTTTCCGTTATATGACTCCATTTTGATCTATTTTTTCTTCTTTTCGATCTTACGCATCGATCAAATATTTAAAGAAATCTGCTTTATCAAATTCATCTTTTTTCACATTTGTAACTATCAATTATTGGATGCTATTTTCGCTAAGTTTTCTTGGTTACTCTTTTCTTTACTTAATAGGATTGTGTTTTTTCATCTGTATAGATACATTACTTTTCTTTTATTAC